ATAATACGCGCGTTATTCCCGTTGCCTGTTTAGCGCGCGAAGTAATTAGATTGTCAGACGCGCTAAAAAAGATTTATGATTTAGACATTGACGATACTTGGCAGGGTGAATTTCCAAAGAAATATCTTACTGCAATTAGTATCGCAAAAGAGGCGTTATATCCATATCCTAAATTAGCGAGAACAGAATATTTTGAGGCTAAAAATGTGTAAAAATTGTGAGAACATTTGTAAGATGGATAATTTGCCAGTTGATGAACCAGAGGCTAATTGTGCATATTGTGGAAAGCCTCTAATGATAAATATTGGTCATCAAATGACTGATATTATTTGCGAGAATGAAGATTGTGGACTGACAAGCGCGGTCATTGTTCAAACAGACATTGAAAAAATTGTAAATTTTGTAAAACCAAAGACTGCTAAAAATAAGCGGTGTGTATGGGAATATTTTGATCAAGATGATACTCTTTTAATTGAGTGTCCTCACAAAACAGGTTCGCAAGACTTTAATAATTTTATGGGTGAGAGATGGAAATATTGCCCGTATTGTGGTTATCAAATTGACATTGTTTACAGAAACGACGATCCAGAACTGCCAACAGATGAAAATCTAAAATACGGGGAGGTTAAATTCTGTATGGTAGACGGCGTTGAGGATGCGTATATTAGTGAAGTTTACGGAAACTTCCCTATTGACATTTTACAGAATATTCAAAGAGAATTTAGAGAGAGCGGAATAACAGTCAATAAAGATACTCTTTTTGTAAATTGTAAACCAGTGCCTATGTCAGAAAAACAATACAATTCCGAAAATGAAACATTGACTTTTATTGGATTTCAGTTTGAAAACATTAGAGAAATAAAGTATTTAGACGTTGGCGATGGCGACCACGAACATGATGATAGGATGCTATAATGGATAAAAATAAAACAGCGATGGTTAATGCTTTACGGTCATTGGCAGAAAAAATAGAATACAATAAAGTAACAATATTAGAATCAAAGGTTGAAAAAAACAGCAACTATTGGAATATAGGATATAAAGAAGGGCAGTTTATTTCTGGAATGGAAAAAATAGAAATCGCGTATATTGACAATGATAAGACAGGAGAATAATGAGTAGAAAAGCAGGAACACCGAATAAGCCGAAATCAATTGATGTATCATCATTCAACAAAGAATTGTTACAAAATGAAATTGAACAAACGAGACAAAAAGATATAAATAAAATCACAGAGGATTATGAGTATGTAATTTGTGAATCGAATAATAAAAATGATTTAGCAATTATGGTTCGTGAATCAATGCGAAATTTGAATTATATTTGTCAAGGCGGCGTATCAGTAACAAACTATCGGGGCCTGGATGGTAAGATCGTTATGGTTTATTGCCAGGCGATGATTCGTAAAGAGTGATATAATAGATTTACTGCATTGGTCAAGCGATGCTAAAAATAGGCAACACCAACCGTCCTTTATCTTGGCTTGACACCTGATAAGGGGCGGTTTTTATAAGAGGATATTATGTGTAAAGAAATACCACTCACTCAAGAAAAATTTGCAATAGTTGATGATGATGATTTTGACGAATTAAATAAATATAAATGGTATTATTTTTGTGGGTATGCCGCCAGAAAATATAACCATAAAGTAATAATGATGCATCGAATTATAAATAACACGCCAAAAGAAATGAGTACAGATCATATTGATAGAAATAAACTTAATAACACTAAAGAAAACTTAAGAAGTTGCAACGTAAATCAAAATAACAGGAACATAGATAGAAGAAAAAATAACACTTCTGGATATGTAGGTGTAAACAAGCACGGTAGCGGTTGGAGAGCCTATATAAAAATAAATAATAAACAAATAAATTTAGGTACGTATATTGATATAGTTGACGCAGCAAAAGCGTATAATAAAAAAGCATTAGAATTATTTGGTGAATTTTCTGTATTAAACGTGGTATAATATTTTTAATTGAATCGTGATGATTCTTTTCCAGTAACTAATAAATAGCCAACGCTTAAAGTAAGTTGTAAACCAATCCAATTTTTGGACTGGTTATTTTTGTTTAATATTTGAAAGGGATAAGGGCTACCGAGATGGAAACCGAACAAACAGCACCCGTGACGGATGCACCTGTAATTGAACCAAAAGTCGATCCTGCCAAAGAACCCACTCTTGAAGAGTTGAAGGCAGAAAACGCAAGGCTTACACAACACGCAGCCAACAAAGAACAAGAAGCAGCGCGTCATTTCAAAAAGCTAGAATCTTTTGAACAAGCCGAACAGGCAAAAAAAGACGCTGAGTTATCCGAACTTGACAAGGAAAAAAAGGCGCGTGTAGCACTCGAAGCGGAAAACAAAAAGATCAAACTTGATTTACTGAAACAGAGTACCGCTTCAAAGTTAGGATTACCAGAAATTTTAGCTAATCGATTGCAAGGTGAGACACTGGAAGAAATCGAAGCAGATGCTAAACAACTTCTGGAAACACTACCAAAGAAAACCTCTACTGCAAGTGCAACTAATCCAGGTGGTGACCATCAGGTAGGCGAAACAGATGCAGAAAAGAGGAAACGACTAGGAATCTAAAAGGAGTAATATATGGGTAATAACATTTGGAGTGATGTAAGTTCAATCGCTCAACGTATCGAACAGGATGCTTATTTTGTGGTTCGCCAAACAGCCACTATGCAGAATCTTGTTACTACGTTCAACGATGCTACGGGGATGAATATCCGCCGGAGCTACGCTTATAACCAATTGACTGCAAAAGCGATTTCTGACGCTGATGATTTGGTATCTGATAGCTTCACGCCTTCAGCGGATCAAACTTTGACCCCCTCTGAAATTGGTTTGCAGGTGTTCGTTTCGGACGCACGTGCTGAATCTGAGTTACCGGAAAGTATCATAACTGATGCTTCACGGGAACTTGGTTTAGCGGCATCTGACCTGGTTGAATCTGACCTTGTTGCTCTTATGGCATCCCTTACTGGTGGAACCGTTGGAACTGCAAACAGTCCTATCACTTGGGGTTGGGTTTCGGCTGCAATTGCTCGTGCTCGAAACGCTAACAAGAACTCTAAAGTTCCTTTGGCTGTTGTACTTCATGGTTACCAATATGCCGTGTTGGCAAAAGCGGCTTCAATCGCTGGTTCTTATCTTGCGCAAGCTCCTAACTATACCGATGAAATGACTTACAACGGTTTTGTTGGTAAGTTTGAGGGAGTACCTATCTACCAAGTGTTTGCTGCTCCCGATGCCACTACTGATTTCAACGGCGGTGTATTCCCGCGTAATGCTTTGGCATTAGACTGGAGACGCCCTATCCGCATCGAAATGGAACGTAATGCTTCACGGCGTGGTTGGGAAATCAACATGTCTGCTGTATACGCTAAAGGCGTATGGCGTCCGACTTTGGGCGTGTCTCTAATCGCTGATGCTACTGCACCGGAAAGCTAAGAGAGGATACTATGGATCACTTTCCTTTTAATTTCGTTTTAGGTGCTGGTACTTTAGCCGTTGGCACAACCAACTATGCTATTTTGAAAGCACCCACTGATGCACTTGGTGGTGGCTTGACCATCACTGAGTTACGTGCTGTTTCGTCCGCTACTCTTGCTGCTGGTTCGGCTTGGGGTCTTGAAATTGTTACTATGGCATCAACTGGTACTATTTCTACCCTGAGTGGAACCGTTGGAACCATCCCTGGGACTGGTGCATGGACTGCTAATGTGGTTCGTACCATTACCGTGGCTGATGGTTGGGTAGACGGTGGTGAGTATGTTGGTGCTCGTTTCATCGGCACCGCAGAAAACGCAACCGCTCACACTATTACCGTTTTAGGTAATGCGGTAATGGGTCGGTAATAAATAAACTGCCTGGATAGCGACTAGACGCGAAAAGGTCATATCCCAACCCTTCCAGGCAGCAACCGGGATCACGTGAAAGGGAATCATGGCTACCAATGCTATTTCAGGAAATAAGCTTTTAGAACAAGTTTGTAATAAAATTGACGTTGACGTTAATACAGTTCGAAGGGTTGTTTTAGACATACCGTATAATAATGTTGTTACTGTGTATGTTGAAAAACTAGGTACTACAAAACTTCTTGATATTGATATGCAAAGCGACGGTATCAAAATAAAAGAAGTTGGTGCATAATGAAATTCACATGGCTCTCAAATGCTTCTTGGTGGGGAAGTGGGTACGGCGTACAAACCGCCTTATTCCTTCCGAGAATGAAAGCAGATGGACATGACCCGGCGCTAATAGCATACGTAGGACTTACGGGTCACAACATAAACATAAACGGTATCGAAGTATTTCCTGCTGGTTTACATCCCTATGGACAAGATATATGGGTAGAGCACACTAAGCATTT